GCCGGTGATGATGAGCGTGCCGGTGACGAGGTGCAATGCCCCGACGATGGTGACTGGCGCGCCCCCAAAGGTCAACATCGTGGCCTGCATGGCCTGCATGGCCTGCATGGCCTGCATGGCCTGCATGGCCTGCATTGGCTGCGTCATGTCGCCCCCCCTGCGCCAGTAGACAAAGATTGCATCAGCGCCTCAAACCCGCCCAATAGATCGTGCGGGCCGCCCTGCACCGACGGTGGCGCGGGCACAAGGGCGCCCATCGTGGTGCGCGCCAGCATTGAGGCTGCCGATCCCATCGGCTCAAGCGACGGTGTGGCCGCTTGCCCGCCACTGGAAATCACCGCTGCGCCCGCTTGCGCGTAGCCCTCACCGTTTGGCCCGGCGTCTATGTGCGGCACCGTGGGCACCAGCTCCACATCGATGCGGTACACCCGAATCCGGTTTTGTTCGACTTGCTCGGCAACGGCGTAAGCATCCCCGGCTTTTACCTGGCATGGCCATGCCGTGAGCTGGTCTGCCGTGCTTACTGTGTAGCTAAACGAGGTGCCCGCCACGTCAAGCGTGAAGCTGAGGAATTGGGCGGCCATGTCGCGGGCCGTTTCGATGTCTGCCGCCACCACCACTAGCTGCGCCCGCAGCGCTGCCATCGTGGTGCGCAGTTTCATCCAACGCGCGTCGCCGCCGGGCAGCTGCACAAACATTGGGCGTAGCAGTGTTGTGTGGCCGTACTCGGGCGGCAATGGGTTGAGGTCGTTGGCCACGGCCACCAGCATGACGGGCAGGAAAGCCGAAGAGCCGGGCTTGGTGCTGTTGGCGTTGGTTCGCCAAGCCTTGAGCATTTCGTCCACCGCATCCACCATCCGGCCGGGCACATGAGCCATCGCCAAACGCACGTCACGGCTCTGCCACTCCACCCCCGCAGCGGTGCATGGGATGAACCATGTGTCCCGAAACGTTTGCAGCCAGCGCGCAAACCCCGCGCGAACGGGCAAGAAGCTACCGTTAGCGGCCATACAACAACCGCTTGGCGGCGGCTTTGACGGTTTGAATGAGCGCTCTTTGCTCGCCTTCCTCTTGCTCGCTCATGGGCACACCCAGGGGTGCAAAACCTGCCAACTCGATGGTTGCAGACATGCGCAAAGCCTCCTCAAACGATGCGGCGCCGCCGCTGATTGAAGAGCGCGTCGGGCGGGTAAACGAGTGAGAGGCGTCTAGCGCTGTGCGCAGTTGCTGGGCATCCGGCCGCTTGGCCAACATCGCTACCAGCAGGTCTCGATCCGCCAGCGCCTGTTCCAGCGCCTGGTTTGCACTCACCAGTTGCTGGGCCACCTGGGATTGCAAGTTGCCGTAAGCTGAATCCATCGCGGCAATCAGGCTTTGATGCTCCCTGACCACAGCATCAAGCGCATCGCGCCCCGCCTCGCGCGTCACCCCATCCAGGGCATACCCGCGATTGCTGCTGAAGTTAGGCTCGTTGACGAAATCCAGGCCGTGGAAGTCCAGTGGGAAATCTATATCTTCCCGCTCAGCCAAGCTAACGGCTGTGGAGAACCCGCCCACCTTGGCCGACCACATCCGTTCCGCGCTGCGGCCGGTAGGCGTGTCCAGGAACTCTGCCTGGTGCCGCACCGTGCCGTCTGGATCTGCCTCCAGCCGCACCGTGACTAGGGCTGGCTCCAAAGCCACCACCTTGCCCTGATGGATCACCGATTCGGGCGGCTCCATCCCGTAGCGCTCACGCACCCAATGCCCCAAGTAGCCCGGCATGTCGCGCCGCTTGACGCGCTCCTGCACCGCCGGGCTGTTGATGAGGCGGGCCATCGCGCCCGTTTCAAAGTTGCGCTCTTGCCCGCGCCATTTGCGGTGCCGCTCACGCACGTTGAAAATAATGATGTCAGTTTTCATTACTTGGCCCACATGCACAGTAAAAAAGCAACGCTTTTGGGTCTAGCTTCACTCCCGCCGGATTGGTCTGTTGTGTGGGAATGCAAACCCACTTCACTTGTTGAAAATGTGTGCGTGTGGCTTCCGGCGGCATTAATAGTTATCCCATCGCCCGCTTGCTCAAACTTGCTGGAGTCTCCTGATCCTACTTTCTTACCGCCCCCGTTTTCGTCATACACACCATACGAAACTGTATGCGTATGCTCCCCATCCGAATTTGTGGTGCCAATATGCCAATGATTTCCTTGCTCGTCTGTTGTGTGGTCATGCTCTTTGTTTTGATCTGCTTTATACGTGCCTACAAGCAAACTTACATCTATTCCAGCCCCTCTATCGGCAAACCTAGGGAATAACCCGCCAAGTCGTGGAACTCGAAAATTTGTAGATCCATTTCCTGAGCTAAAAAAAGTTTTTTCGCTAATGCCACCCACCGTCCAATTATTGTCAGAGATAACCAAGTCATTGTCTTGTGCATGCTGCCAAAGACTTGGATAATCCGCCCTATTCAATAACTGCCCAGCTGGCTCAATTGAATATTCTGGCGCAGTGCTGCCGTAATTTAAAAAACATGACCCGATTGGGTTTTGCTTTAGCCGCTGCGCATCAAACAACGCTTGAATTGCAGACAAACTGAAGTGGGCATAGTCTTCGACATGCTGCGCCACTGCTCCGCTAGGCTCCGCTCCGCACTGCGCGGGGGTATGCGCAACCGTTTTGCCTTCGTGCGTGGCCACCGCATCCCCCACCAGTGTGGTGAGGTCAACACTGACGGTTGAGTCATCGGACATCAACAGCGATAGCGTGTTCGTCGTCGCGTCATACCCGGACAACCCGGCCAAAAACTTATCCCCCGGCAACGCATCAATTTGTGCTGTGACGTATGCCTGCAATTGCTGAAGCGGCACTGCATGCAGCGGTGAGCCGGCATTGCCCGACAACACAAGCGGGGCCAGCATGGCCAGCGTGCCATCGCGCTTGAGTGCATCGCCATCCTTCTCGGCGGCAATGTTGGCGCGCGCTTGTGCTTGCTTTGCTGCCGTCAGCCCCTGGCTTGCATCGTGGCGCACGTACTGCTCATGCGGGTCTGCGTCGCTCAAATGCTCGCGCATGACAGCCGCATCAAACCCAGCCGAGGGGTCTGACGTGATCGTCACACTCCCGTCCGGCACATCATCAAACTCCAGTGTGAACGAGGGGGCGAAATCAGCTTCAATGGTGCCCCCACGGTACGCGCAAACCCAGTTTGGGCGCGAGTAAACGGCAAAGAGCACACCGCCGTCGTTGGGGTCTCCGATGTGGAATCCCACTTCTTTCACAACATAAACGGAACTTGAAAAATCACTCGCAAGAAACAGCCCGGTGATAGTTGCCGTGCCATCGGAATTTTGCGCGCCATCGATTTTGCTGGAGACCTCGCGCAGGTCTTGCAACTCCGTTTCCTGCCCCGTAATAGTGTAGGCGACCGCCCCCAGGCTCATGTGCGTGATAGTGATCGACTGATTTAAAGCGTAGGCCGCCAATGCAGCAGCTTTACCTGCGGCTGTAATTTTAGGAATCAGGCTCATATTTAATTCACGCCAAAGTTATTTGGATATGTTTCATGGATCAACGTGTGCAAGGCATCCGCTTCCGTATCACTCACGGCTGGCACAGCTTTTCTTTTCATCGCCAAATAAACACCTTTCACGCCCAGGGTTTGCAATGGGTGAAAACCGGCGCACACCCTTAACGGATGCCCGCTAGATTTCTTGTTTTCAAACCGCCGCAAAAGCGCCATCAAAATTACTAGCCGGGCCGCTAAAACCGTTCTAAAGCTGCCGCGAAGTTTTAGCAATTCGGCCCCGGTAGGGTCATCAACTTCCACGGCCACCATCACCCGAGAAGTCAGGAAGTACCCGTCTCGCTGCATGCGAGAGACCGCCTCCGGGTATGGCTGGTCGGGCGCGCACCACAACTGATGCGCCTCCCACTTGCCCGGCCACAACAGCTGGAGGTACTGCACCAGAAAGTGCAGCCCTCGCCGTGGGTTGCGCGCTTTCCACGCCCGGTAGAGCTGGCGGATGTGCGCCTCCTCGGCATCGGGGCGCTCCATTGCCAGCCCGTCGGCGGTGACCGCCTGGCGCACAACGGCTAGGCTGGCGCGGTGCGCAACGGCTTGGGTTTCGATGGCCGTAATGCGTGGCCGCAGCAATGCCTCGAACACCTGCATGAAGATGGCTTGCGCAGCCTCCTCTAGCTCGTTGTTCGTGTAGCTGTTGGCCAGCGGCCCCAAGCTGGCGGGGATGTGCGGCGCGGGCGTCAGCGGGTTTGATGCGGGCGTGCTCATTGCGTCCACATTCCTTGGCTGTCGCTGACGCGCTCCACCGTTACGGTGATGCTGGCGGAGCTGACGTAAGTCCAGTCTTCGGGCAGCGCTTGCCCGTAAGTGCCAACGGTGAGCGCGAAGTCGCTTACCCCGTCTTGCAATGCTGCGATGTTGTCCGCCAGCAGGCTGTGCGCGTCGCGGTTGCGCCACGACCTGGCTAGCCCGCGCGAGGCCGCCGCCGTGCCTCGCCCGTAGTTGCTCAGCAGCAGCGCCCGGATTTGCGCTTCCACATCCGCCGGGTCATAAACAGCGGGCACGCTGGCCGCCACCGTCACGGGGATTTCGCATTCCCTCGCGGTGACGTGGCCAACAACGTAGCTGTCATCGGCGCGCTTAACCGCTGCTTCTACCGTGGCCATCGTAGCGGCCGAGGTTTGCCCTTGCACCACGGCCGCCACGAACAGCTTGTTGATATTGCTGGTGCTGGCACCACGCACACCCTCTTCCACTTGTTCGTTCCAGGTGGCCAGGAACAGCAAGTTGCCACCCAGCTTAGCGCGCAGGTAGTAGTCCCACTGGTTGCGGTAGACTGGGTTTTCGTCGTGCAGGCCTGGATACTTGGCCATTACACGCAGCTGGTCAATAGTTGGCGCGGCTGCGCCGGTGTCATCAACAGCGGCTAGGGCGAAGCTCAAACCTTGCTCTGCTGACGACCCCAAATAGTCGAGCGCAAACGGCGCAGCATCATCCAAGTCTGAAATAGCCCCTTGGCACTCCGTCACGGTGACGGTGATTGCGTCACCCGCAGCCGGCTGCTGCCCCGTCACGTCTAGCGCACCAAAACGCACCCACACCCGGCGGTATTCATCGGTTTCAACCGTGAACACCTTTTTGCCTTGCGTCACGTTGAAAAAGTCGGGCGTGTAGGTGTAGGCATCGCTGGCATCGGCCACCGACACCCCCACCAGGTAGGCATCGTCAGCCCCAGCGGGCACCAACATTTCAGCAAACGGCGCACTGCTGGTGAAGGTGTACGTCACGGTGCGCTTGCTGAGCTGGCGCACGCTGATCGTTGCGGCGCCCGGCGTGCCGCTGGCTGCCGCCGGCACCGTAACCCCGCCCTCAATCACATACGGCCGCCCCTTGGGGTCGCTCAAGCCCCGGCCAGTAGCCAACACGCAAGCCGCCGCTCCTTCGTTGGCAACATCGATCGTCAGCCGGGAAGGCTTGCCCAGCGGCAAAACACCCCGCAAGGCAGCATCGGCCAACACCGTGCCATCACGCGCCTTGGTGACCCACTCTGTAGAAGCGATGTCCACTTGGGCCGAGACCATTGCCAGCATCGTGGCCATCGCGTTGAGCTGAGCTTCAAAACGTGGATCCTTGGCCGCAAGCGCTGCCTTAGCCGCCGGGTAGTCGGCCGCCGCGTCTTTGATTGCTTGGATGAAGTCAGCTTTGAGATACAACTGTCGTTCCCCCCGCGTCGATGTACGCCTGCACGCTGGCGGAGTTCGTTTCGACGCTCAACAACAGCCGGTCAGGCCCTTTGCTTTGGGCCAGGATGGCCACCGCTGAAGCAGGCATCAACCCCACCAGGGGAACATCTGCGCGCAACTTGCGCTCCATGTCCTGCCCTGCCCCTGACGCTAAGGGCGACATCAGCAAGCGGCGATCATCAAAGCCGTAAGAGCTACCCAGATAGCCCCATGTGGGGGTGCCAAGCCAATGGCCTATTTGCGCCGCCACAGATTGCGGCGACGCGGGCGAATCGGTCGTAAGGGTTGCTGCTGCCATGCCCAAATGTTTGGGCCTGCAAAGGCGCCATCGGCGCACGATTACCGCCGCCGGATCGCGCGCCTTAATCTGCGCCTTAATCTGCGCCTTGGACGATGGCGCGCAGCTCATCCAGCAAAGCGTTGCTGCCTGCGTCCGCCAGCTCACTCCCTAGCAAAGAGGTGCGCATTTGCTGGCGCGGGACATACGTGACCGCTTCGAGGAATGCAAACGTCATAGAGTCGATCATGTCGGGACTCTTAATCCCATCCGCCGCCATTTGCTCTTTGCTCGCCATTTTGTGCTTAAGGCCCCCGTGCTCGACAAAGTAATAAGGCAGGTTGCTCCCCTGCTTTATGAGTTTGTTGCGCTCAAGCTGGTTGAGTGGGGCCGTAACACTTACCCGGCCTTGCCTGCACGCATTGCGAAAACGCACATTGGCGCACGCACGTTGGTTGAAATATTGCCTGCGGTAGTCCGACCTAAAACACGGCTCACCCCAGTTGATGCGCGTCACCGGTTTGCCCGCACGCTCGATGTGAGTGCAGGTGGCATGCCCCACCCCGCCCGCGTCAACATAGGCCAGTATGTCGCTGGCGCCATCCAAGATTTGGATGATCTCCCCTGCCAGATCGATCTCGTTTTTGGTGTTACTGCACAGGGGCAACTTCATGAACTCCACGCGGCGCGCATCCGGCTCAAAGTCCGCACTGCCTATCACTTTCGCCAGCCAAATAACGCTGTCGTCGCGGTACTCGCCCGCACCCACATCACCCAGCAAAATCACACCGTATGGCTCATCATCCCCAATGATTGGCCCGCGCTCAAACAGGCTTTGCACTTCGTCGCGCGTCAGCAGCAAATTACTGGTGTCCTGCGCAAACAAACCCAAAACGCCAATTTGATATTCAATGGACTGCCGCCCACCGCATTCAAACTCTCGTGTTTTGAGCCATTCGTCGGTGACAAAAGGCGACTCCTCAGAGTTGAATCTAAGAGATTCCCATGTGCCCCCAGATTCGATGCTCAGCTCATGATGGCTGTCGTAAAACCGCCCAATGCACGATACCCCTTGAGAGGCCATCACCGTGCGGTTGCCGCCCTGGGTTTGGGTGCGCGCAATCACATCATGGTGCTCGTCCGGCACGCCGGCCGCTTCGTCAATGATGATGAGCTGCCAAAAACGGTGCTTGCCCGCAATCCCCACAGCCTGCCCGGCTTGCATGGCAACCTGCGCAATAAACCACTGGTCAGAATACCCATTCACCAACACCCGAGTTTTGGTGATCTTGTAGTAATAGTTGATCCATGCGTGCGGCCCTTGAGCAATGGCCATGCGCCGGTCGGACATCTCTTTCCAAATCCCGTCGGCCACCTGCTGGATACGCGGCGCCCCGATGTAAGTGTTGGAGCCAGTTTCATCCTTGCCATCGTATTCAGCCAAGGGATGGCACAAGAGGTGCCACAGCGCGAGCACAGCGAACGACGCGGTCTTGCCTGTACCTGTGCCAGATACAACGGAAACCTTGGCCGTCTGCGGCTCCATGCTGTCAAACAGCGCAGCTTGATCGTCAGACGGCACCATGCCGCACACTTCAATGGCAAACCGCAGCGGGTCAGGCTGATAGCGGGCCACAAAATGCAAATACCGCAGGTCTAGCAGCAGGTCACGGCTCCTCCTCATCCGCCGCGCTCCTTGCGTCTAGCTCTGACAGCCTCCCGGCGCTGAGCCATCAGCTCTTGCACGTCACCAAACAGCCGATCCAACATCTCGGGCACCACCTCCTTGTCATTGGATGCCGCCTGCTGATCATTGAACGCCCCAATGATGCGCCCGTAGTTCACCCAGGCGGCGTCTTGATCCGCCAGCTTCACCTCGATCCCGTCCTTACCCTGCTTCACGCCCCGGAACAGCCGCCTATGCACGCCACTGAGGGCGCGGCTGTCGGCAATGAACACATCTAGCACGCTCCACGGCATTCCGCGCACTCCGGGTTTGGCGGTTTGCGTGTGTCGTACCAGTTGCCGGGCTTGAAGGCGAATTCGGGGAAGGTCTTGCCGGCCACTTCGGCCACCAAACGGTTTTGGTCATATGCAGCTTTGCGGCTGGCGTATTCACTCGGCTTGAGCTGGGGCAGCAATGGGTCACCGGAATGGCAGTAGCGGCAGCACAAACGCCGCGCTTGGCTGACGGCTTGCGCATCAGCTTGGGCTACCTCCAGCGTCAGCCGGGCGTACTCCTCCACCTCCATCCCGACGCTCTTTGCCAGCGCCTTTTCGTGGGCCTCGATTACCGCAGCAACGTTAGCATTTGTTAGCAGTCTGACTGCCGTAACCCTGGCACCTTTAGCGCCATATCCAGCCCGGATTGCTGCCTGCGTGCCGTTCCTGTCTTTAAGGTACTCCAGCACAAACAGCCGCATCCGTGCGTTCTGCGGCCCCCTCAGCTCGGCATCCCAATCCGGCCCCAGGCACTTCAAATGGTCATCAGCCGTCTTGTCCAAATCCGTGGCCCCAGGCTTGGCCTGTTTGGCTCGTTTGGCCGGCTTGGCCTGACGGCGGCCTCCTTGCCCCGCAGCCGCTTTCTTTGCCCTCTCAGCCATCACGTACCCCGCATCCGCCCACCAGTGACGCCCGTCATCAAAAAGCTTTCACCCTCTTTTAGCGCGCCAAACAGATCGCCTGAGACCTGCTGCATCCTGTGCATCTCAGCCCGGTGCGCTCGGGCATGCCGGCTAATCGCGTCTTGCGCCCGGTCTGCCGCTGTTTGCAGCTTCAGCACAACCGAGCCTAAGCCTCGCACATCTTGATCCAAAGCCGGGTAGGCTTGCCGCACCCGCGTCATCGCCGCATCAATCTCCAGCACCAACTCACTCAAGCGCAGGGTTTCACCTGTGTCCACGCTCATCTTGCGCACCGCATCAATGTTGCGCTCCGCCATCGCGCGCGCAAGCATGACAAATCGCCCGGTGACGAAGTCGGTCAGCCGACGCTGTGCGCTGGCCACGGGGTCGCTGTCCGGGTCATCCGTCAACCCCAGCAAGTAATCCATCGTGGTGCCGTAAAGCCTAGCCAATGGGATGAGCTTGTTGTTATCCAGCATGCGCTTTCCCGCTTCAGCCTCATTTAGTTGTGTAGCCGCCTTGTAGCCAATTTGTTGTGCTGCTTCAATTTGCTGCATGCCAGCATATAAGCGCGCCTGCTTCAGCCGCTCGCCTACCATCTTGAGGTGTTTGGAGCGATCAAACGGAACAATCCTGCGCCGCTGATCCTGTCCGGGAAAGCTCATGTTTGATGTTTCCATTGCGCCGCGACCCAATCGATTATTAAGGCTGCTCCGATGCAACAGCTTATTGCGCCATCTACACTTATGCGTGTGCAATTTAATCGCCCGAATTGTGCCATGTATTTGGGTGCTTGGAAAACTTTTTAAACTATATCTGCAATGCCAAAAAATATATTACTTGCATGGGAGTTCGGGCGCAACCTTGGGCATATAACGCGATTGACCGAGCTTGCCAAGGTTTGCGATGGCTTGGGCTTTAGCGCCGCATGGGCATTACCCGCTCAGTATGCCTGTACGCTTACCCCTGGTGCATTATCCGCAATGAACCCGAGCTGTGTTGTGTCGCCAAAGGTGGTGGCACAAGCCCTCAAAGCGCAAACAGCCATTCATTCTTTCGCAGATATTTTGGCGGCGCTAGGATATAACGATCCATTCGCGCTACAAGAAGCAGTAATCCAATGGGTGAAAATATTCGATCGCTTTAAGGTTGAGCGCGTCATTTTGGATTACGCGCCCACAGCGCAATTAGCCGCAGCCTTGGTTAATTTGCCCGCAACGCAAATCACCAACGGTTTTGACAGCCCGCCAGCGGATTGCCCGCTTTTTGACGCGGCCATGAGCTGTCAGGCGCTTACAGAGTCAAACAAACAAACAGTGCGCGCGATCAACGCAAGTTTTTTGCAAGTAGGCAAGCGCCTAAACTTCAACTCCCGCCCGACACTGCATGATGTTTTACGCCACCCAACACGGGTATTTGATTGCATTCCCGAGTTAGACCCTTATGGCCTGCGTGAAGAGAATGCTCACTATGTCGGGCCTATTCTAAAAACAAATGTTAGCGGCGGCCCTGCAGCGGATTTACCCCGCACTTCATGGCATTGGCCAGGGTCAGCC